ACGTTTGGACGATGACTACACTAGACCCTGAATGGCAGGAAAAGGAACGGCTCCGGAAAGAGCGTGATGTCCACAAGCGGAAACTGAACGAAGATGACCCAACGCAGGAACGGCACAGGATGACGGATTTGTATCTTCCTGCGACTACCTCAACGATGAAAAAGATTGCCTTTTCAGCAAAGAAGAGTGATGGCTTTAACCCTTCACTTTTTTTGTTGGATGAGGTGTCCAGTTGGGAAGGCGATAAAGGTCTGAAGCAGTATGAAGTCATCACTTCAGCTTTCGGTGCTCGACCTGATGCACAGGCTCTGTCCATTACTACTTCCGGTTACATCAATGACTCTGTATTTGATGAACTGATGAAGCGGTCAACGAGTCTGCTGCTTGGCAATTCAAAAGTCACAAATCTTTTCCCATGTCTTTACATGATTGATGACGAGGACAAGTGGAACGATATCGAGGAACTGAAGAAATCGAATCCTAACCTTGGTGTTTCTATTCGTGTGAAGTTTCTTCTCAATGAGATTGCCAAAGCTGAAGAGTCTTTATCAAAACTGGCAGAGTTCAAAACGAAATACTGTTGCATCAAGCAGAACAGTTCACAGGCTCTGCTCGACACCAAGACGGTTGATAAATGTGTTGGTGCTCCGTTGGATCTAAATGATTTCCGAGGGCATTACTGCGTTGGTGGAATTGACTTGTCACGCACTACCGACCTGACGGCTTGCTGTGTGGTAATCGAGAAAGACGCAGAATTATTTGTGTTCTCAAAGTTTTTCTTGCCATCAGAAAAGATAGATGAAGCCACTGCGAAGGATGGAGTGCCGTATAGGGCATACATCCAAAGAGGTTTCCTAGTTCCTTCCGGTGAAAACTTTGTGGATTATAACGATTGTTTCAACTGGTACAAGGAACTGCTGGAGAAATACGAAATCATGCCGTTAAAGGTCGGCTATGACCGTTATAACTCACAGTACTTAACACAGGATATGCGTAACTATGGTTTCCACATGGATGATGTCTATCAGGGCGAAAATCTTTCCGGTGTAATCGATGAACTGGTCGGACTGATGAAAGACGGCAAGGTTCATATAGGAGACAACGATCTGCTGAAGATTCATCTGTTAGATTCGGCAGTCAAACAAAATTCAGAAACACAGCGGAAGAGACTGATAAAGGTCTCTGCCAATGTGCATATAGATGGAATGGCATCCTTACTGGATGCGATGACCGTTAGACAGAAATGGTATTCGGAGATAGGCGGTCAATTAAAGAATGAGAGGTCATGATGGGATTATTCGATTGGATCTTTAAAAAGCCGAATGTCGATAGAGCGTATCACAATGACGGCTACTTTCAGACACTGACCGCATACCGCCCGCATTTCACAACATGGAACGGTGAACTGTTTGAGTCGGAACTGGTGCGGTCTGCTATCGATGCGAGAGCAAGACATATCTCAAAGCTGAAGGTTGAAATTGTAGGAGCAGCACAGCCGACTCTACAGACAAAACTCAAACTGAAGCCGAATAACTGGCAGACATGGCAACAGTTCCTATACAGAACGAGCGTGATACTGGATATGCACAATTCCTGTGTCATCGTTCCTGTTTATGATTCTCTGATGAATCCTGTCGGTTATTATCCAGTGTTACCTACCAAGTGTGAAATCGTCCAGTCCAATGGAATCCCATTCCTGCGGTTTGAGTTCACCAAAGGGCAAAAGGCTTCTACTTACCTAGAAGAGTGTGCCATCCTCACGAAATTCCAGTACAAGAGTGATTTCTTTGGGGAGAGCAACAGAGCACTGGATTCCACCATGGACATGATTCACATGGATAAGCAAGCAATCGATGAAGCCATCAAGAACGGTGCTTCATATCGGTTCTATGCGAAGCTGAACAATTTCAGTTCCACCGAGGATCTAAAGAAAGAACGGATGCGTTTCTCTGAAGCCAATCTGAAGACCGCTGAAGGCGGTGGACTGCTGTTGTTCCCCAATACCTATGCGGATATCCATGAACTGACGAATCAGTCCTATACAGTACCGGAAGCGGAACTTAACGAGATCAGGACGAATGTCTATAACTATTTCGCAGTGAATGAAGACATCCTGCAATCAAGAGCATACGGTGATGCATGGTCGGCTTTCTATGAGTCCGTTGTTGAACCGTTCGCAATCCAGTTCAGCGAAACGATGACTGGTGCAATCTTCACAGATAAGGAACGGTCATATGGCAACTATGTCATGGCAACATCCAACAGATTGCAGTACATGACCACCACCGAGAAACTGAATGTCAGTTCGCAGATGGCAGATAGAGGAATCATGAACCGTGATGAAATCCGTGAAATATGGAATCTGCCACCGCTGCCGAATGGGCAAGGACAGGCTTACACGATTCGTGGCGAATATTATCTGATGAATGAAGACGGAACATTCACGAAGGAAGGAGTAACCGATGCCAGTGAAGAATGATAGAGAATACAGAAACCTTGGCTCATTTGAGCCGAATGAAAACTTCATCGTAGAAGGGTACGCTTCGACATTTGAACCGTATCTGTTATTCAGAGATGGAGATATGGAGTTTTACGAAGAAATCGATCCTAGGGCATTTGACGAAGCTGATATGTCAGATGTTGTGTTCCTGCGAGACCACACAGGGAGCGTTCTAGCGAGGACAAAGAACGGCGCGATTGAATTATCGACCGATGCACATGGACTGCACACACGCACTGATTTGAGCCTTACAGAGCGTTCTAAAGAAATGTATGAGGACATTGCCGTGAAGAACTACACGCAGATGTCTTTTTCATTTGTGGTCGGACAGGATACCTACATTGAACGTGGCAATCAGATTGTCCGTCACATCGACAAAGTGTCCAAGGTTTATGACATTTCAGCGGTGGCATTTCCTGCCAATCCTGCAACGGACATCGGCATCGCATATCGGTCTCTTTTTGACGGAGTGATTGAAAAGAGAGAAGCGGAGAGACTGAAAGCCGAAATGAGAGCCAAGGCTGTTGCAAGACTGAAGCTGAAACTGAAGTTAGAAGGAGATACCCATGGAGATTAAAGAAATGAACATGGAACAGATTGAGTCTCGCATGGCAGAGATTCGTGGTCTTCTCGACTCCGAAGATGCTGACATCGAAGCACTCAACACCGAAACAGATTCTCTGATTGAACAGAGAAATCTGCTGATTCAGAGAGCAGAAGAAAAGAGAAGTCTGCTCGACAAGGTTGCTACAAGCAATCTCGAACCAATCGCAAAAGTGGAGGAAAGAACTGAAATGAGCGAAGTAAAAGAAACAAGAAAAGCCGAAATGGTTGATGCTCTTGCTGAATACATCAAGGGCAACGCTACACCGGAACAGAGAGCAATGCTCCTGACCACAAATGCATCCGGCACTGTAAAAGTCAGCGACATCGTTGACGATTACATTTGGACTGACTGGGAGAAGTCCAGCATCCTGTCGAGAATCCGCAAGGTCTATGTCAAGGGCAACTACTCTGTACAGTATGAAGCATCCGCAACTGGTGCTGTTAAGCACACAGAAGGTGCTGCTGCTCCGACAGAAGAAACTCTGACACTGGGTACAATCAATTTCGTTGCCCAGTACTACAAGAAGTGGATTCGTGTTTCTGACTCTGTTCTCGCTCTGCGTGGCGAAGCATTCATGAACTATCTGATGGACGAGTTCGGGCATCAGCTTGCTCTTGCTCTTGAGAATGCAGTTGTCGCAGAAATCACTGCATCAACACTGACTGCATCTGTTACAAATCCGATTGACAACACAGCAGCCATGGCAGGATTCGCAAAACTGTCTGACGAAGCAGTCAATCCTGTTGTTATTGTCTCCAAGCAGACATATGCAGACATCATGAACGAAAGAGCCACCACTGGTGGAAAGATTGAAGATCCGTTTAACGGCATGGAAGTTCTGTTCAATTCCACAGTTACCGGAATGCTTGTCGGTGACCTCGATGGTGTTGTCGCAAACTTCCCTGAAGGCGAAGACTTTAAGTTCATCATCGATACCAATTCACTGGCTGAACAGGATCTCGTCAAGATTGTCGGCAAAGTCATGGCTGACATTCACCTCGTTCGTCCGAACGGCTTCGTTAAAGTCACTGCTGCGTGATGAAAGCGAAAGTATTAAAAGACTGCTATATCGAAGTTAAGGCAGGACAGATAGTCGAAGTATCTGAAAAGAGTTTCGCACTGGCTGAAAAACTTGGCTTCGTGCAGTTCGTTGTAGAAGAAAAACCGAAGAAGAAGTCTAGCAAATAGGCTTCTTCTTTTTGAGGAAGGAGCAAACCATGGATCAGACACTGGATAAAGTAAAAACCGCAATGCGAATCGTGACATCTGATTTCGATGAAGAACTGACAGACCTTATTTCCGCAGGACTGGCAGACCTTGGCATTGCAGGAGTGGATGGAGAACTGGCAGTCATTACAAATTCACTCGTCAGACAGGCAGTCATTACCTACTGCAAAATGCACTTCGGTGAGCCGGACGAATACGAACGGCTGAAGACTTCCTATGACGAGCAGAAGGCACAGTTATCCATGCACACTGGCTATACCGTGTGGGGTTTGAATGGATAGATCAACACCGATTTATCTGATTGATAAATCCTACACGCAGAACGCAGACGGTGTCATGATTGCTACCGAAACAAAGCGGAAAGTGTTCGCAAATGTGGGCAGTGTTTCGGCGGCTGAATGGTTTGAAGGTGGAAGGAACGGTCTTAATCCGCAGTACCGAATGACTATGTTTGCTTATGACTATCACAAGGAGCAAGTCATTGAGTTCAACGGAACTAGGTACACAGTTTACAGAACATACTTCGGTAGGAATGACACTATCGAATTGTATGTCGAGTTAAGAAAGGGAAATGCTGATGCCGTGGGCGAAGGTTAAAGGCGGTGAATTTTCATTCGCTGTCGGTCAGATGCTCCGAGAGTATTCTGACGATGTTGCCAAGGCTTGTGCCGTGTGTGCCGAAGAAACTGCCAGTGATATCGTTGATGAACTGAAAACAGTCTCTTCCGGTCACACTGGGCGAACATGGAAGAAATTCCCAAGAGCATGGACATACACCATGAAGCAGATGTCATGGGGAGAGGTGCGTGGAACTGTGCACCTCAAGAAACCTATGTACCGCATTGGTCATCTGTTGGAGTTCGGTCACGCTGTTGCTGGCGGTGGCAGGATTGCACCGGATAAGAAGACCAGTGTACAGGGTGACCATTTCATCGAGCCGATTGCGGTGAAGTATGAAGAGATCTACACGAAGAAGATGGAAGACATTATAGGAGCAGTGGTATGAAAAACAGAGATGTAGTAACAATGCTGACACAGACAGGTCTTCCGTTTACTTACTGGTCATTCCCTGAAAAAGAAGCACCTTCCCTTCCTTACATCATTTTCTTCTACAGCCGGAGCGACAACTTTCCTGCTGATGACAAAGTCTATCAGCGGATTGATTCGCTCTCTATTGAACTTTACACAGAAAACAAATCCTTTCTGACCGAGGAAAACATTGAAGCCGTACTCGACGAGTGGGGATTTGTTTGGGATAAGACAGAAACGTACCTCAACACAGAACATATGTATGAGGTCATTTACGAAATGGAGATAGTGATAGATGGCAAAGATTAAATATGGCTTGCGAAATGTTTATTACGCAAAAGCCACCGATAACGGCACAGGCACTCTGACCTATGAGACTCCGGTTCGTATCGCAGGAGCGGTAAACCTGTCACTGGAAGCACAGGGTGACACAAACCCTTTCTATGCTGATGACATTGTTTACTTCACATCCACAGCGAACAACGGATATCAAGGCACTCTCGAAGTGGCTATGATTCCTGATTCCTTCCGCAAGGACATCCTTGGCGAAACAGAAGGAACACAGGACACAGTCATGTATGAATATGCAAACGCTCCGACAGTTGAGTTCGCTCTGCTGTTTGAGTTCCAGACGGACGAAAATGCTACGAAACATTGTATGTACAGATGCACCGCATCGAGAGCAGCAGTAGCAGGACAGACGAAGGAAGCAGGAATTACACCGCAGACAGAGACACTC